AGAATTGGCAGGTTTTTTCTGAGATGTTTCGTTTCTGCAGCCGTTCGGCTGAGCCTTGGTAGTGGACATCGGTTGCCATTTTATGAGAGTGAATTTCACCTTCTGCAGGTGTGTATGTTTGGCACACAAAACAGAACTTGTGACCGTCCGAATATACTGAGTTAGCATCCGAACTGCCACAATTATCACATGCTTCGTGGGCAATGAATTCTGATTCGGTCATTAGACCAACCATTCAATGGGTATTTCGTGGAACGCACACCATGGGATCTTATAGCGATCACACCATTGAGCATACGTTGTCTTGGATTTCTTGGTGATAGTATTGAAAGGACTCTGGAAGACCATGCGTATGTCCATGTCTGGATTTTGTTCGCATACATTTTTGATCTTCCTTCTGTCCTCGCTATCCCAATATCCTTTACATTCTAGTATAATGCCATTAGGCAATATAAAGTCTGGGTTGTAGTTGTGGGCGATTTGATAAGCAATCTTAACGCTTTCATATTCATATGTAACACCTAAGTTTGTTAATAAATCAGCGACCTTTTCTTCTAACTTAGACCGATACCTAGAAGTCTTCTTCTTCGGTCGTGTCATCTGTAGTAATAGTAACGTTCGGATCGCTTGTTTTAAAGCCTGAGGTTTTCCCGAATAATTCAGCGACTTCGTTCGCATCTAAATCTCCTGTATCAACGCCAGCTTGTCCGTTTACTGAGACAACCTGTACACCAACCAGCTTAAGAGAACTACCATAGGTAACTCCATCCCTGAGGATGTAAGGTTTTTGGTAGAAGCCCAATTTAACAGTTGATCCACCGTATAATGGAGTCTTCGCATCGTTTAAAATTGTGCCCTCTGTATCGACAACAGGTGGACGGTTCTCTTCATTCCATGAGAACTTGAGTTTGTATTTACCGTCAGAGACCTCTTCCCATGGCGTTGGCTTGAGTGTTGACCTCTTAGGGTTCTTGAGTTTTGATTCAGCCCACTTGAGTTGTTCGTTCCTTTCATCTTCCAGTGTGTTTACGATGTCTTCGCAGACAACTGCTGAGAGTGAATAACCAAACTTGCTAGGTGCAAGTATAGCTTGGAACCCATCAAGGGTTACGGGTTTGTCAGTCTTGTGAATAGTTCTACTCACCGGTTAATGCCTCCTCTAAGGATTGTGGTTCAGTAAGAGCATCTAGCTCCTTTTCTAATTCAGTTTGATAAGCTTCTAACTCTGCGTGGCGTTCTTTAACAGCCTTAAGAGTAGCTTGCTTAGCTTCGATCTCTGCCTTCTTTAGTCTTTCTTCAGACACCACAACAATCATTGGTGGTGCAAAGAAGCTATCGAAGAACGATGAGCGATTGTACATGTTAACAGAAAAAATAAGTGGAATCAATCACAGTCTCAGGTTCGAGATTACCTATGATTGGTGGTTCAGTCTCCGCTCCTATTTGACGAGCGAAGTCCGTAAGGTAGTCATGCTTAGCAAAGAGTTTCATATATGTTTCTCTTACTAAGCTAGACAATAAAGACATATCAGTAGCTCTACACAGTACGCTATCATGTATTAATGCAATAGGCTTATCGAATCTATCTACAGCTAGATGAAGTAGTGAGGCATCAAGAGAGTGGATCAGGTTGGGTGCAGTAGCAGCCTTGTGCCTGTTCTTGTCTACCTTGTCTGTATCATTTGTAGCTACGTTGACCCTACATCTACCTAGTAATTGTAAATCTAGTTGTTGTACTTCAGTCTTCATCAGAGTTTGATTAACAACAAACCCAGATGGAGTAGTCCATTCTAATGATTCAATACCTCGCTTTAATGCGTTAGATACTTCTTTCTCTATCCAATTCATAACTGCTAATGCACCGGGAACTACAATCTTCATTGCATTTCTAACTGCTATAACAGTTTGAGTTAAGTCTTCATTACTAATTTCAACACCCTTCTCATTAAGTGCATCACGTATGTATGACCTATTTGAGTAAGGTTTAGCATTGTAAGGGATAGTCATGACGGTTCTTTTGACCACCTTCCTATCCATGACCTTGCGGATAGACTCAGGACATTC